AAACGCAAGATTTAGAGGGGGCAGGGGTGTTAATACGGACTGTGTTAAAGGCATTACTATTGAACCTCCATTGGATGCCCCAAGATAAGTGTTATTGAAGTTGGACAGCAGACCAAAGAGTAGGTCATTAAAGAACAATCTGATGTAGCAAGCAGAAGCAGGACTTGCTGGGTCAGCAGGAGCATACGCCGCAGGAACAAATGCTGGAAGGGGGTCCTGAATGCCATTGGTGCCAAGAGGAGTTAGAGGCATCTGACCAGAAACATTAAAGCATCGTGTATCACCGTAGATTTCAAAGAGCCCTGTCACCTCATCATAGTAGATATAAGGGATATCTTGGTCAGCTAGAAAATCAGCAAAGGTAGGATAAGGAGTAGCCGTGGGCGAGCCTTGAACCGTCACTTGTGCTGACCACGCAGCATTAAAGTCTGTCCAGAGATTTTCCATTGCTGTGTAAAAGGTGTTGTTCACCAGCTGGACAAAGTGCTTGTAGGTGTATATCCAATAATAACGTGTGCTCAGGTCCTGCTTTGTAATGCCGCCAGCGGGAGCAACAGGAACAGGAGCTATACGAGTATCTTGTGTCTCTGGAATATACTGTATTGCTACAGAATGAGGTGTTAGAGTAATCATTATTGTCTGAGCGGCACCAGTGCTATCTGTATAGTTCCACTCACGCTGATACGCCAGAGAGACATAATAGACAGTCTGGTTAACATTGAGTTGAGGGGAAAATATATTTCCATTCGTCTGAATGAGAGGAATAAAGAGCGGTAGATTCTTCCCAGGGCCGTTCATAGCAAAGCGGATGATTGAGAAGTAATACTGAGAAGCGTCTCGAATAATTGGCGCATCACGAGACTCGTTAAAACGGATAGGCGACTGAACAGAGCTAGAAAACAGGTCGGAAGTCTTTGTTGCCGTCAGTGTTGCGTTGTAATAAATCATATCGCTGTCAGAACCACCATCTACGATGCTTCTGAAACTGTAGGCCATTCTACTTATACTAAGGGTTTTTATTTTCCTAATACCTTCATTGTCTCACGTGTGACAAACTCATCTGGAGTAAGGCCAGTTGTCTTAATCATCGCTCTGTATCTTCCAATAGGATATTTAGAGTAGAGAAGACGACATACCACATGTCTGCCACACGTCTGAACATCATCCTTTGTCTTCTGGAGCGCCACCTTGTTATAAATCACCCTACAGCCAGATTTCTCTAAAAGTTCTGTCATCAATGGCTGGTCAATCTGAAGAGCACGCTGCGTTTCCTTGTCTGGTTTCTGCTTATCAGGATAGTTGCCGTATGAGTCAAAGAATTCTATCTGACGTCCATCCTTAATCAGCCCAACCCAATGCCCCACAGTCGCCGACTGCTGCGGAAAGAAAATCACCGCCCTTCCCTTCCTGTCAAACAGCTGGTTAATATCGTGAATGCCTTCTAACTCATTATAAGTCGTTATCTTACAGTCACCTCCCAGTAGCCGTCTGATATCGTCATCACCCAAAGAGTAGGCCTCTGCCTGTTTCTCAGCACCGCCATCCATTTCTAGTATATACTATATTTTCAGAAAAGACTAATCTGGCGGTAGGCTAATATGCTCTGAGATAGTTGTTGATGATGTAGAAGGCCCATAAGAGAAGCCAACATCCAGAACAACGTAGCCCACAGCTTGACCAGTAGCGGTTGATTGTGTGACAGTGATTCCTAATACAGGCTGGTCTGCGAATGAAGAAGGCTGTGGTGATATCAATGCCCAGTTTGCTGATACAACTCCATTTACCATTGGTGGCACTAACGGAGTAGGAGTTCCAGGACCCGCAATAAAGAATAGTCCGTTATAGTTTGTCCCTTGTCCAGCAAAGATGACAGTATCACCAGCAACAAAAGGAAGAACAGGTGTCGCAGTCCAAGTTCTGTAGTTTGTGCCGTTGGTCCAGGGGTTAAATGCTACAACACAATTCTGAAGAGGAATATGATTCACATCAGTATAGATATCATATGGGTCTCTGAGACCAAACACTTGAGAATCTGGAACACCAATGGCTGCGGTATTGGTAATACGAGGGGCATCAAAGGCGTAGAGGAGATATGTGTAGCCTGCGTATAGATTCGTTCCAGTGGCCCCTGCTACTGTACCGACAGAGTTAGAATAGGCCCATCTGGTATTATAAAATCCACTAGTGGGAGGATTAGCGTCAACACGAGTATATAGATTGATGGAGAGAAGACCTGGTAGGTAAAGATTGACCGTAGGTCTGATAAGCACCCATGCGCTCTGAATCAAAGATTTTGCGTAAGGGAGAGGAGCAAGAGGCGCACCAAATCTGGGATTATACTGATACCAATTAAAATAGGCAGCAGAACCATTCGCCTTGCTGAATCCCCAGCCACCCTGAACTGCTCCAACGGTAGGCACATTGACAGGAAAAGAACCATCTGGCACTATGGCCGTAGCGACCTGATTGGATGCTGGTTGAGAGGAGGAAGAAGAAGTATAAGGAGTGGCAGGAAATGATGCTAGTTTGTTTAAGAGTGCGCTTATATCTGAGAAAGAGCCTGTTGCGCCTGTTGGTCCTGTAGAACCCGTTGGTCCTGTAGAACCCGTTGGTCCTGTAGAACCCGTTGGTCCTGTAGAACCCGTTGGTCCTGTTGGTCCTGTTGCGCCGCCGCCGCCAGAGCTTGGAAAAGGTGCCCATGAGGCAGACGGAGCTGGAACAGGATTCTCATTTAATGATGTAGTCACACCGCAGGCATAAGACACATTAGTTGATGCTAGAACAATATCACCGTAGCGGTATTGTTGTGTTGCTGACCAGTCTCCAGTCCATCGTAATAAGCCATCTGGAAAAGGTGCCGCCATACTACTAGAGAGGGAAAATTATGTTACGTTGACGTAGGGCGTCTTTGTGAATCCTCCTCCATTCTGGGGTAGATGATGAGCCGTTGTTCCTCCAGAATTCTGCCCATGGAGAACCGTGACGGTTCCAGCACCAGTCCTCTGAAGAACTACAAAATTACCAGGTATCCCATTCGTTGTTGTTGCCCCTTGGCATATCATGAAATTATTGAAGAGGATAATTGATGCGATAGCGGCCCCGTTGGCACATTGTATACAGCATTTATTACCAGTACCAGCATCTGATGTTGTTGATGTATAAACTAAGGAGGAATTGTAAAAGACTGTTCCCGCCGCAGTGGCTGTATTATTCAACATAATCACTAAGGGGTCCACGGTTGAAAGTGTAGAATTCTGAGTCAACACACATCCATACATCTCCACTCGTGCTGTTGACTTAGTTTCTACTAGGCTTGCGGTGCCGGCGGTAGCATTCGGATTATTTGTAATTTCGGTATTTATAAGGGTCGCTACTACGCCAGAGAAAGTTGTCGCTATGATGTCGCTCATCCAGATAGTGCAACTCTGAATCGTGATTTCACTAGGCCCATTCGGAACAGTATCGGTCGCTGATATAGCATGTGCTCCGAGGGCCGGTGTTATTAGACAGTCCGATATTAGGACTGATTGATTTTGACTTGGCGAACTAGTCAAATTTATACTATTGACTTGAACAGATGATATACCCCCTAGTAGGAGGGTAACCGATACACTAGTCATATTGATAGTGATGGTCCCGTCTATATGAGTTGCCGATGGGAGACTTGTTGCTGCTCCACTAATGAAGACATTCGGGCGTGTCATAGAAACATTCTCAGTATAGATACCAGCCGCTAGGATTATACTGATTCTATTGGTATCGGGACTCGTATTAGCGACTGCTAAAGCCGCTCCTAATGTTTGATAGGGATTCGTTATCGTTCCATTACCCGTCATATCATCGCCGGCAATTTGGCTAACATATAGATTATTGGAAAAGGATTTAATTACTAGCGGGTCCTCCCATCTTGATATAGTTCCACTAGAAGCAAGCAGTTGCCCCGCTGTGCCTACTGAACCGTTGGCGTCTCTAACGGTTTGTAGTGCTATTTCATTGACATTATCTATATCATTCGTTGCTAAATCTACATTTTGTGTCGCTGGAAAATCAGACCATGTGCTTGGGTCCCCACCGCCAGAAGAAGGAAAGGGAAACCAATCTGAAGAAGGCTGCGTAGCAGGGTCAACGTTGAGTGATGTTGGAACTCCACAGGCATAAGAAACATTTGTTGATGCTAGGGCGATATCACCGTAGCGGTATTCCTGTGTTGCCGACCAATCTCCAGTCCATCGTAGTAAACCGCTGGGAAATGGCATTCTATATAGGCAATATATTTATTTACGACCTTTCTTCTTTTCTGCTGCTCTCCTTGCTACTAATTCTTGTCTTCTTGCTATTTCTTGTGCTGCTGCTTGTGCTGCTGCCTGTGCTGCCCTTTCTGCCTTCTTAGCTTCTTTTTTCATTTTCCTTCTAGCTTCTGCTTCTTCTTCCCTTGTTCTTGCTTCTTCTGCTTCTTGTTGTGCTTCCCTTAATTTTGCCTCAGCTATAGCTTGCTGTATTACTGCCACAGCCCTTGGCGAGTCTCCTTCTCTATTTTGTTTCTGCTCACGATATTGTTCAAATGTGACACCTTTAATCCTAGCCATCAAATCGTCTTTCTTCTCTATATCTTCCTCACGCTCCTTCCAAGAATTCCAGGCTTCTTCAAATACTTTATCCTTTTTTTCTTTGCCATAAGATTCAATTGCTTCCCTTACGTCTTTTGGTATACGAATCGTTGATTTATCTAATCTACTTAAAAAGTCTGAAATACGAACGGTTTTATCTATATACTTATTGTCTAAATTAGCTATAATACTATTTCTATATTCCTCTGTATCATATTTTTCTGGATTTTCTTTATACATGGCAGTCACGGCTTTTTCTTCTTCTGAAGGACTGACACTACTAGTCTTCATACATTCGTTTCCACCACCTATTAGTTCATCAAAATAGTAAAGCCTATCTTGATGAGCCATTATACTAAGGGGTATATTTATTTACTCTCGTTTTTCTTTCTTCTTTCCTACTTTGCTCCTTGATACTATCGCTTTTCTTCTTTCTATTTCTTTTTCTTTTCTTTCTTCTGCCCCTTCCTCTTCTTTCTCTTGCTCTTCCTCTTCGACTTCCTTTTGCTCTTCTTCTGTAACATTGCGCCGTGTAGCATCGTTAGCATCTGCGTATTCGTCAAATAGACCTAATGCCCCGACTTCCAATAATCGTTCCATTCTTTTATCTCGCTCAGCTTCTAATTCTAGACTACGTTTGTATCTTTCTACATCTCGCTCATCTTCGATTATTCCCCTATTATCTCTTTGGCGTGATTCCCAATACGTGCGAACGTTTTCCATTAAGCTGTTTATTCTTTTATCGGATATACCAATATCTTTAGCGTCTTTAATTATCGCTTTTACAGTGTTTTCTCCTATCATAAGTTCAAGGCGACAGACGTTTTGAGTGCTTAAATTTAAAAAACGCCTATAAGTATCTTCTAATTCTTTTATAAGTTTATCTTCTCTCCTTTCCCTATCTTTAGCACGAAAATATTCATCCTCGCCAGGAGAAACTGCTGGTCTCCTCATACATTCGTTTCCACCACCTATTAGTTCATCAAAATAGTAAAGTCTATCCTGATGAGCCATTATATATAGGATAAATATATTCTATACATAGTATAGATGGACAAGCGAAAGAAGGCAAAGGAGAAGGAAATGCTAGAGATGTTTAAAAAGCCCGTGTATCCAATCTCGTCAGGAACAACTAAGAAAATTTTAGACGCAAAAGGAGCATCTGAAGCCGATAGAATCTGGCTCAATGGATATCTTGAAAACCGAGTGTCTGGAGAATGTCTGCCCAAAACCCTACTAACCAATGAGTGTTTCAATATCATCCAGAGACTCTATGGCCCAGACGCTACAACATTCTTAGAAAGAATTCGCACTGATTGGAAGCAGCAAAATGGTCTGAGCTTGTCGGCTGTAAGCCTCAAGCAACCTTCGGTGCCGTTTACTCCTTAATCAGCATGCGAGCATAATTGGCCGAAACAATATACTGCGGGAATGTCTTTTTAACACAAATCCAACGACCTAGACGCCTCAAATCCCGCACATCATTCTTATCCATCCCGATGTAATTCTTTAATAAATAGTTCAAGGCGTGTGCGCTAGTACTCATCGGATACAGAACAAAATGAGTGGCTTCTAATAACATTAGACGACTCTTCTTGTAGTTATTCAGATAGTGCGACAGGATTAAGATGCTTGTGTTAGAATGACGTCCCATAATTGCTATGTCTTCGATAAGCTTCAATACCGCCTTCTCTTCAGCCCCACCGAAGGTGTCCCAGTCATCAGCAATCACTAGACAATCCTTAAACTCGTCAAGGTCAGGATAAGAATCTACAATGCTTTGAACATTAATACGTTTACAAGGCTTCTTCATCTTATCCAACGTGCCAGGGTCAGCATTCAGCTTAGAAATAAGATAAACGCTGCGCTCGGGGAAAAGTTTCTGATAATACTCTGCGATTCCCTTGGCAATATACGACTTACCAGAACCAGAAGCACCAGCAATATAAAACACATCTCGCTTCTTTGGGTCAGTTGAAGGAAGCAGCTCAAACTGCCCAGACTCCAATGAGATATCCTTTGATAACTTGGCATCAGCAAGAATACGCTCGTAAAGCTGCTTGCCAATCGCCGACTCTCCAATCAGCTGGTCCGGCTCTAGACCCTTGTCCCTCGCCTCAGATAAACGAACTATCAGCTTTGTGCGCTCCCCTGGCTTAAGACTACGAAGCTCAGTCTTATATTTGTTCGCATCAATGCTCTCTCCCTTCTTAGATGACCCCACCGTTGCCTCGTGAAGATACAAGATTTTAGAATTTGACTCCCCTCCCCTACAAACTGCGATTGGTGTTGAATCTTTCTGAGGTTCAAAACCAAGTGATGCCATTATACCTTCTATAGAGACTTTATTTTTTTTAATGTAGCCTCGTTTAAGATTCCTTGTAGCTCAGTATGAAGGGAAAAGATAGCCGGCTTCAATGTCTTAATCGGCATCTTTCTCATTGATTCAATACGACCAAGAATCTCGTATTCGGCATCTAGAAACTCCTTTAGCGAGTAAATTGACCCCATACGAGCCTTCATCTCATCTAGATTCTCTTTAATCTCAGCCACTGGTGGGTTTTCTTGCTCTAATAAGGCGTGTAGAGATTCTAAATCACCTACTATCTGATACAGACGCCCAAGGTCTGAGTTAAGAACCGGTAGCAGTTTCTCAAGTTCCTTGTATTGTTTCTTCATCTTTGCCAGAGAAAACGCCCTCTTCATTGCCTTGAATGGATTTCTGTTGTTGTAATAAATGATGTCTTCCTTTATCGCCGCTTCCACATCAGCATTAGAGGAATGTGGTGTTATTTCTTTCTTGTGTAAAAAGAGATTGTATATCATACTGAACTCTGTAAACTGACTTTCTATCGAGGCAATTAAATCTAGTTTTACCATCCCTCCAGATGCCAAGGCATCCTCCAATGTAATTTTGTAGCCACGAGCATCCTTGACTCCCGCCAAAATCTCACCGGATTTCCAGCGAAGAATGTGAAATCTAATGCCCTTTCTTGCTTCTATAAATGTTAAAGGAGAATCTACATTGCGTAGAAGACGTTCTGCTCCCTTATACTCAGCTTCTGATATAATCTTGTTATCCTTGAGCTTATCCAGCACCGCAAGAGACTCTAGAAGTTTGAAATTAAGTTTCCCTTCTCGCAGAGAACCTTTCACAACATCCCATTCAGGCACCTCGCCTATCTTAAAATCTGTTATATAACAATCTTCTCGAATTCTTTTTATAACGTCTTGAATATCTTTAGCGCATGTGTTAAAGGAAGTTATGTTGACCTTGTCTTGAGCATCGTAGTCTCCAGAATACTGCTGACTTCTAACCGACGCTGACCCCATTATCTTAACACCCTTTAGTCCAGTAATGGATGCCCGGTTCAAGATATCTAGTACAGATTCGCTATAATTGGCCGGAAATGTTTTTTCTCTTACTAAGTCCATACTAGAGGAACGT